TTGGAGGGATAGGTTGCTTATCAAGAGACAGTGTTCAGACAACCAGTTCTGATGTGATCTTCTTGTCAAACTCAGGTGTTCGTTCCTTGATGAGAACGATTCAAGAGAAGTCTGCTCCTGAGAGGGACTTGTCTAAGAATGTACGTAATGACTTGATGAGTGATGTTGCTTCACAGACATTGGCAAACATTAAGTCTGTTTATTCTGAGAGAGAAGGCTTTTATCTGTTGACGATGCCTGTTACTCAGTCTGTTTACTGTTTTGATACCAAAGTTATCTTGCAAGATGGTTCTTCCCGTGTAACCACTTGGGACTCTATTACTCCGACAGCGTTGACATCTTTGAGAAGCGGTGCTGTCTACATTGGTAAGAATGGTTATATCGGTCAATATACGGGCTATAACGACTACACAAGTGTGTATCGGTTTCAGTATTACACCAACCATGCTGATCTAGGAAATGTGAATCAGACATCTGTTTTAAAGAAGATTTCTGTTGTCGTTATTGGTGGCACGAATCAGAACCTAATCATCAAGTGGGGTTTTGACTTTAAGACTAACTATCTAAGTGCCACTACAACCATCCCTGTTCAAGGTGTATCTGAATACAACATTGCTGAATATGGAGCTAATGCAACAGTGGTAGCTGAGTATTCTGATGGTGTTGCTTTGAATACATTAAAAGTATCCGCTTCTGGTACTGGTAAGGTTGTCCAGACGGGTTATGAGTCTGATATTAACGGGTCACAACTTTCTATCCAAAAAATAGAGATTCAAGCCAAAAACGGGAAATTATCTTAAAAGATAAGGAATAGATATGTCAGATTATACAAAAAGTACGAACTTCGCAACCAAAGATAACCTTACCTCTGGTAATCCTGCAAAGATTGTCAAAGGTACTGAGATTGATACTGAGTTCAACAACATTGCTACGTCTATTGCTACCAAGCAAGACTATGACGCTGATCTAGCCGCCTTTGCACTAAAGACTGCGCCTACAGGTGATGTTGTTGGTACGACAGATACTCAAGGTCTGACAAACAAGACCCTAACAAACCCAACTGTTACGAACTATGTTGAGAGTGTTGTTGCCATTGGTACTGTAACTAGCGCACACACATTAGTGCTGACAAGCGGTACTGTACAAACAGCAACCCTAACTGCTTCTACTGCTTGCACCTTTACGATGCCTACTGCTACTGCGGGTAAGTCGTTTATCTTGTTGTTGAAACAAGCGGCATCTACAGGTAATGGTACTGCGACATTTACGGGTGTTAAATATAACGTGGCAGGTACACCAACAGTTACTGCAACCGCAGGAAAGATGGACATCTTTTCGTTTGTAGCAGATGGTGCTAATTGGTATGGTTCTGTTTCACAAGGGTATACACCATAATGTTTGCCGCTCGTAATTCATTTGTTGCAGGTTCTGGCACTAAGCCTAATGCACCTACTATTGGCACTGCAACGGCTACTGGGTCAACTACGGCTACTGTTGCCTACACTGCTCCTACCTATGATGGTGGATCGCCTATTACTAGTTATACGGCAACATCATCACCAGGCAGTGTAACAGGAACTATCAGTCAAGCAGGCTCTGGAACTATTACTGTTAGTGGTTTGTCTGCTGGAACAACTTACACATTTACTGTAACTGCAACTAATGCAATTGGAACAAGTAACGCAAGCAGTGCAAGTAACTCAATTGTTACTGTACCAACAATTGGTCAATCGTTCCAAGGTGGTTACTATGGCGGTTCTATTTCAACAACTGCAAATGGTGTAGCAACTCACTACTTAGTTGTTTCACCTAAAGCATTTGGTGAAGGCTCTTATCAATTTGCTACATCTGGTTCTTCTGATCCAACAAGTTTTATTGATGGCCCAACAAACAGTAGTACCATGAATAACGCTAATCATCCTGCGGCTGAATTTTGCGAAGGCTTAACAATTGGTGGTTATTCGGATTGGTATATGCCTGCAAGAGATGAGATGCATACTTTGTATTATTTCTTGAAACCAAAAACTACAAGCAATAATACAAGCAGTGGATTTAACGCTTATGCCGTAAGTCCAGAGCCTGCAAATACTCTATACACAACAAGTAGCCCAAGTCAAACATCTGTTTCTACTTTCCAACAAGGTGGGGCTGAGGCTTTTACATCTAGCGATCATTGGGTTAGTACACAACACGATACTAATTTTGGGAAAACAATGGATTTTGAAAATGGCGATTCCACATTTGTCAATGCCAAAACTGGAACACTTTATGTACGAGCAATACGCAGAGTAGCGGTATAAGGAAATATCATGGCAGTATCTAGTCAAGACATAGTTAACTTTCTTTTAGCCAACCCTGGCATGAGCGATGCTGCTATTTCTGCTGCTATGGATATGTATGGTGTCAGCCCATCTCAGATGGCTCAAGCTGTTGGACTGCCTGTACAAGAAGTTCAACAAAGATATGAAGCCGTTAAAGCACCAGAACCTGTTTACACGCCTCCTGTCTACACGCCAGAACCTGTATATGCGCCACCAGTTTATCAACCTGAGCCTGTTGTTTATACGCCAGAACCAGTTTATACCCAGCCACAACCTATTCAAGAGGCAACAACTATGGCAGTAACAAATCAACAAATTATTGACTATCTCTTAGCCAATCCTAATCTTAGTGATGCTCAGATTGCCGCTACCATGCAGGAGTTTAGTGTTACTCCTGCTCAACTAGCGCAGGCTGTTAACTTGCCAACTGAGGCTGTGCAAGAGAGGTATGTTGCGGCTGCTCCCAATACCAATACTGCTGAAAATATAAACAAACTAGCAAGTCAGATTCTTTCGCAAGGTACAACTGAAGCGTGGACAGGTGGATTGCCTCCTGAAAAAGCCGCTTTGTATATGGCGAGTGATTTGGCTAAGAGTGGTGTTACGAACATTGATCAAATTGCCAAAGGTGATAGCGGTATTGTTAACACCATGACAGGAGAAAAACTTGTTTCTGGTTATGGAGAAAGAACTGGTGGAAACCTTTGGTCTGGCTCTTACGAAGGAAAAGGGAATACTGGTTTTGGTGTTAACTTTGATGAACAAGGTAAACCTGTTTTTTACTCACAAGGAGCATCTTCTAGCACTCTAAAGAATGACGTTCTTAAACTTGCGGCTGTTGCTGGTGCTATTTATGGTTTAGGTGGCTTTGGTGCTGAAGGTCTGTTTAGTGGTGCAGCTGGTGGAGCAGGTGCTACAGCAATAACAGCCGCAGAAGCCGCAGGACTAGGTTTAACAGCAGCAGAAGCGGCAAGTCTAGGATTATCAGCAACAGAATTTGCGGCGGCTAGTGCTACTGCGGCTGGTGCAGGTGGTGGTTTGTTAACTGGCGGTGCGGCTGGTGGTGCTACTGGAACAGGTTTAGGAACTGGTATCACAACAGGAGCAAGTGGTTTGGGAATAAATGCTGGAGGAACACTTGGGCTTGGTAGTGCGGGTACAGGCGCAGGAATCACAGCAGGAACAGGATTAACAGGAACTGGTGTTCTAACTGGTTCTGGTCTTGGTAGTACTTTGCTTGGCACAACAGCGGGTGCATTGACAGGAACAGGAGTTCTTACAGGCTCTGGACTTGGCACAACTCTTTTAGGAACAGGCGCAGGAACAGGTGTTACTGGTGCTTTAACTACTGGTGTAGGAACAGGGACATTAGGAGCGGGTGCATTGACAACAGGTGTAGGAACAGGTCTTGGGACTGCACTTACTACAGATGCGGCTAACACTATTACTAGCGGTCTGAAAACTGTTGGTGGACTACTTCAGACTGAAGAAGATAAAGCCGCTGCTCAACTTGCCGCCCAGAATGTTACTGCGGCTACTCAAGCGGGTGTAGCAGGTTCTCAGTTCCGACCAGTTGGAATGACCACTCGTTTTGGTACATCTAACTACACCTATGACCCTGTGACGGGTCGTATGACATCTGCGGGTTATCAGCTAAGCCCCGAAGCCAAGAATGCTCAAGATCGTTTGGTTGCTCTTGCAGGTCGTGGTTTAACACAAGCAGAACAGGCTCAACAACAGTTTGCACCACTTCAAACTGGCGCACAGAACTTGTTTGGCTTGGGTAATCAGTACATCTCTCAATCTCCACAAGATGTTGCTCAGAATTACATCAATCAACAGATGCAGTTATTGCAACCTAGCCGTGAGATGGAATTAGCTAATCTGCAAAACAGGCTTTACCAACAAGGTCGAACTGGTGTTTCTGTTGCTCAAGGTGGCTCATTGGGTGCTACTACTCCTGAGCTACAGGCTTTGTATAACGCTAGAGCGCAACAAGAACTCCAACTGGCATCTCAAGCACAACAAGCTGGTCAACAGAACGTCTTGTTTGGTGCGGGTCTATTGGGTCAAGGTGCTACCGCAATGGGTAACTACTATGGTGGTCAACAAGCCGCCTATTCACCATTTACGAATGCTTTTGGACAAGTTCAGAACTTAGAGTCTCTTGCACAACAACCTTTGGCTATTGGTTCTAAATTAGCTGAACAAGGGTCTTTAGCGGGTTATAGAGCGGGTGATTTGAGCTTAAGAGGAACTCAAGCGGCTGGCGCATTGACAACAGGTAAAGCGGCAACTACTAATCCTTACGCATATTTATTCTCTGGAGTTGATCCAGCATTTGGTCAAGGTTTGGCAAAACAAATTTTTGGAGTTTAATATGGCTGAAATAGTTGGAAGTTTATTTGGCATTACGCCTGATCTTTATGAGCGTCAACTACGGGCGCAAGATGAAAGAAGAGCTATTGAGATGGCTAACTTAGCACCAGGCGCTCGTGGTGCGGCAATGATTCAATCTG